AATACCCATGCAGGATTGTTTGAATATTCTGTTTTCCAAAGACTTCCATCAACTTCTTCCCATACACCTGCATATGTCCTTGAATCAGGGTCATAATTATTAGGTATTCTGATTTTGATACCTTTGATTTTCCATGCTCTGTAAGGAACATCACCACCAAAGTATTGAGCATCAAGTGAAGTTCCAACAACAACAGAATCCATGTATCGAATCTTGACATTGGTAACTTCTGTCAAGCTATTGAAATACAACTTGTTTGATGTTTTGATACTTGCAGAGTCTTTGGTGTCTCTGTAGACTCTTATAGTCCAAGGTGCTGAACCATAACCTGATAAATCCCTGATGGTATGCTGTTTCTGATATGCAGAAGTTGTCTTTCCTTTGATTGATGAAGTGATAACAACTACTTCATTTCCACCATTTCCCTGAACAGATATTCTATACTCAATTGAAGTCTCAACAATATCCCCATCACTTTCTTGTTTCATCAATGCAGGAACATATAGAGTTACCTTCACATCATCTACATCAGTATTGCTTACGTTCTGTAGAACAGCACCACCATCTTTTGTGATTTCAGTACTTACATCAACTTCATTCTCAACCTTATCAAATCCCCTTAGATATTCCTGATTAGATGTACCTTTCCTTGCAGAAAGATTCACACCTTCAAAGTTCAAAGTACCGTCTGTTGCCATTACAGGAACTTCATTGAAGTAGGTTGACTTGTAGATATTATCTTCATTTGCCCAACCTGAAATCTCACCTTCACATAGCAAGTCTACAAGGTTAGCAATTGACTTTGACTGTAAGTTGTCTGCCGCTTCTGTAGGTGGTTTAGGCTTTTTGCTTTTGCCCTTCCTACCATATATCTTTAGTTTATCTATATCTTTCATGTTCAGTCCTTATACCGAAATATCAGAAATTTCTAATCCACCGCTTATGAATATACTTCCTATAAATGTCTCACCGTATGCAATTGGCAATGCTACTCCCGGTTCAACACTATTGACAGGCCCTTGAAAAATGTAAGATTTCTTTTGTTCAGAAGTATCTCTTGAGTCATAGTCAAATTCACCGGGAGTTGGAGTCATAAGTTGAGCCACACCACCAAGCACCAAAGCAACACCCATCGTACCTACAAAACCACCTAACCCTGCACCGACTCCAAGAAGTTTAGCACCGGGTGCGGCAGTTGCACCACCTGTCCAAAATGCGGCAACCAAAAGAACAACACCTGCTATAATTGCAAATATACCTGCATTGTCACCTGCTCCATGTGGAACAGGAAGTATATGCCAAGTGTCCTTATCAGAGAAATTCATCAGAGCTTCATCTTCTGTAAGTGATTGACCATCTTTCAATGTGTCTCCCCTTACAACAATGTAGTTTCTTGACTTATCAATAGCTTGTCTAAAGCCGGGATAATTTGCATCTAAAGCTCTAATTGCTTCACCGATAGAGCTAACTCTTGCATTCAATTGTTTAGTGAATCTCTTTCCAAGATAACCATATACTTTTATCATTGTAACCTTCCCAATTTTTATTATGTCTTAACGCTAATGTCAAAAACTTCATATAGTAACCTATCGGATAGTAGGCAGAAACGGACTTATCGAAATGATGAAGTACCTTGCTACTTTCAACCAATATGCCACAATGATTCATGAACTTTGAATCATCAATATTGTATAGTAGAATATCTCCTACTTCTATGTCTCTCAAATCAACAAACTCATATGGTAGCTTCCCTGTCTGAACATACTTCTCAAACATTGAAACATTCTCATGCCAAAATAACCAATCTCTAGGGGGATTAGGGGGGAGAACCTTGTGGTTCATCCGAATCCAATCTCTCACCAATCCATAGCAATCCCAAACCCCATAGAAGAATTGTCTTTGTAACAAGGGTTCTACTTCCAAGTCATCACCCCAAAATATAACGTGAGTTACGCTTTTATTCTGTAGCTGTATTACTCCAAACGGTATATCCATTTCTTGCTGTGATATTTGGTCTTCTCTTGTTGCAAGTGGTTTGCAGTCGCAATGAGAATGAATGACTGCATCAACCTTACCCATCATGTAAGCTATTTTAAAAGCACCATCATCAAGCAAGAATGACTTATCAGGTTCAGGTGACTTGTTTTCGAACCCATGATATTTCCCTTCAATTATTGCTCCTACACATTCATCAGGATAACATGATTGTGCATGAGCAATAGCTTTATCCACAACTTTTTGTTCGAATATTTTGTTTTGATTAGTAAAATACATTATCTGTATGGGTATCCTATTTGACCTATGCCGGGGAATCCCCTGAATGGCAATTGGTCTGAATCTTTTGTGTATCTCAATTGACAATCAAACAGTCTTCTACCGCACTTATCATTTGCCTTTGAAACAGGATTGCCTTCAATATCAAATGATGGTGTGTCAGTATAAGGACAGGTTGCTCTTGAATAATCAAAGTCTCCTGTATCAGAATCATATATTCTGTATCTGTGATTGCATATGTCTATAGCCTGTCTTCTTGGAACCATGATATTCTCAACATCTACTGCCGCTTTTAGTTCCCATTCAATAAGCTGTTTGTTCTGCCTTGTCTTCCTTTCGATATAGAATACATCAAGTGGAAATTGAGCATTGCCATTAGGACTTGAACCATTGTCAAGATACTTGGCATATGTTCTTCTCCTTGTAAGTTTCGCACCTACAAGGTCATAGTAGGATGTGACTGCCGCAACAAATGTCAGATTGATATTGCTAACCCGAATCAAAGGTCTTGGCATTTTACCATCACCTTCCCATTCGAACCCTTCAGTTTCGATTGGCAAAGGTGAGTATTGAACAGAATTGAATACAACCTTTCCACCACCTGAAGTCATGGGAGTGAAATGGTAAGTTCCTGCTCCTAACCCTGTTGCATCTATTGTGAAAAGCTCAACCAATGGTGAACCTAAATTCAGCTTTATGTTATCAGACTTTATATCAGCCATTTGTATCTCCTTATATCAACGGAAATTCACGTCTTAGTTGACAAGTTATTCTCCACTTATCAGGCCCAATAGATAGTTTCTGTATCTGCCTTGCTGTATAATACTTAGCCACACTCTCACCCGGTGGAGTCCACTTCAAATAGTTACTTGTTCCTTTCAAACTATTGAGTAGAATCAACTCAAGGTTATTGGCTTGAATCAAACTGACAGGTACAAAATCAACATTCCATTCTTCATTATCCAAGTTGATACCGTCACCTACATACTGTCTGTAACCATCACCGAAATTAGCTTCATTGACCCTTGTTTGTGGTCTTTTGTTTGTGTTATATGTAACTTCATATGTTAGATTTACTGACATTATCCATATCTCCTTTCAGGTCTTAGTATTCCACCATACCTTTTTTCTTGAGCTAAGATGGTCTTCACCCTGTAGTCAACAATTCTTGCTATGTTGTTACCAAGCTCTTGAGCTTTTGCAGGGTCTCCAACATTACTGTTTGAAGCATCTACATTGACAGAGACAGAGATATTGCTTCCACCCATTGCACCATTAGGAACAACTGTACCTGTTTGATTCGGAACAAATAATTCAGGCCCATTCTCACCTACAACATATGGTCTACCTGCTTTAGCAGTTCCACCACCTGCCATTCCAAAGATAGTTCCAAGTGAAGCAAAGATACCACCACCTGCTCCACCACCACCTATGCTACCCAACAGCATCATAAATGCTTTTTGTGCAAGCAATCTTGTTAGGTCTGCAAGCATTGATGTAATCATTTCCTTGAAAGCATCCTTGGCATTCTTTGTACCTGTGATTATTTCAGTAAAGGTATCAGCAAATCTTGTAGCAAAGAACTCTTGTGTTCTCTTGGCAAGTTCTTCACGTTCTTTAGCCGCTTCTTTTTCAGCATCAAGAACTTCTTTCATTGCCTTTTTACGTCTTTCACGTTCTTTGTCCATCATCTTTTCATGTTCTTCAAGACGTTTCTTTAGTTCTTCTGATCTCTTATCTTCATCAATCTTTCTGTACCTGTCTCTGACAAGTTGCTTTTCAGCTTCAATTGTTTCGACAAGTTTCTTTTCATCTTCTGTACCCTTCCTGACAATCTTCAGGTATTCTTCCCAATTGTTATCAATCTGTTTCAGTTCAGCTTCAAGGTTCATATCATTGAACTGTAATCTTTCGATTTCAAGTTCTTTGATTTTCTCTACAAGCTTCTTTCTTATATCAATAACCTTAGTCTTATATTCTTCTTCAGCCTGTAGAGCTTTCTGCCTTCTTCTTAGTTCTGCTTCAGTTAGTTGCTCACCACCACCACCATCTTTAGGTTTTTCAGTAGGTGGTAGCTTTGGTTTAGGTGTACCAACCAATTTTTGAAGTTCAGCCCTAACTTCTTCAATACGTTTGGTGTAATTGGCTAATTGCTTCTCCTTGGTATCAATACCTAACATCCATCCAAAGAATTTACTTGCTTTATCAGTTCCACCTTCAGAAATCTTATCTCTTGCATTGATAAGTTTGACAAGTTCTTCTGACAGAATTTCAATCTTATTTGTTTTGATGTTGTCTGAAACTTGTTTGAATGCCTTTCCCCAAAAGTCTGTAGCTGTTGTTACAGCTTTCATTGCTTCAGTCAATAGCGGTAGAACATTTACTGCCAAGTCCATTGCACCTTGCCTGAACTCTGTCATAGCATTATTGAAATCAGCCGCTTGTTTTGTCTTATCAGCATCCCATTCAGAATTGGTTTTTGCAAGTTCAGCATTCAGGTTCTTTGTCATTTGAAGGACTCTAACACCTTCACTATCGAATAGTTTGAATGCAAGAGCAACCCTTTCACCACTATCAGATACTTGAGCTAACCTTTCTGCAACCCTTTTGAATTGTTCATCAGGTCTTAGTTTTGAAAGGTCTTGAGCACTCAACCCAAGTCTGACAAGAGCATCAGCCGCAACACCACTACCTGTTGAAGCTTCTTGTATACGTCTTGTCATTCTCTGCATTGCCATTGTCAATGTATTGAATTCAACATTAGCCTTCTCACCAACTTTTCTAAGCTTATCAAGTTCAGTTACGTTTACACCCATCCTGTCCTTGAGCTTATCAAGTTGGTCTCCATAGTCTACAGTCTTCTTTATAACTGCAACTAAACTTGTAGCCAAAGCACCAACAGCTAATGGCCCTGCAAGCTTTTTGAAGGCACTTGAAGCTGTATTTGAAAACTTCTGTGTAACCTTGGAAGCTTTGTCCTTCATAACCAATTCGGTTTTTATTTGTCTTGCCATTATGTCTTGCTCCTTTGAGTCATTTTGGCATGATTTATATAGATAATCATCTTATCTATTATCTCATGTTTTGCTTCTATACCTTCTAATTGAAGCACCATTTCAATTCCTTGTGGTTGAATACTACCGTTTCCATCTAAAAGAATGGCTGAATACTTTTCAATCAATCCTACGACCAAAAAGTTTTCAGCCATTAGCTCAATTCGACCACATTTGATGCAGTCGATTTTTCCACCTAATTCTTGTTTTAGTGAAATGCAATCATAGCAATCTAATCTTGTTGGTCGGTAAAAGAATTGAACAAACTCAATCAAGTTTTTTTTTCAGGCACAACCTTTACACCATAGGTAACTTCGGCAATTTCTGTAATAGCAAACGTAACAATGTCTTGAAAGTAATTGTAGACAAATGTTTTGTTATCTTCATTGCATTCCAATGGTTTATCATTCTCATCAACAAACCCCTTCCAATCTTCAACACAATACAGGAACTTCTTTAGAAGATATTCCCACATTGTTTCATTTGAAATACCCGGTATAAACATACCCTGAGATACAGGAAAAGGTCTAATCTTGAGTTGAATTTCTTCATCTTCAGGAAACTTCTTCCACTTAGATTCAGTCAACTTTACATTAACTTTTTTCATAACAAATTTCTCCTTTTATACAATCACAAATTTAAGTTAAGTTCGTGTAATTGGCCCACTACCGACAAATGACATATCAAATGTCACAATTCCATTCAGGTCTGCATTCCAAGAATAGTTCTCTATGACTGCTCTAGCTTCTGAGTCCGTTGCAGTATCACAACTCCAATAATTAGTATCATTCTCATAAAAGCGAATATCATTTACTGCACCACCTGATAATGCTTTTGAGTGAAGTGTGTTTTGCTCAAGGTCAGAAAGGTCTAAATAACCTGATAATTGTGCAGTCCACGCTTGTATATTACTACAAAAGTGTCTCCAATCATCCCCTAACTGTGTTACATCAAAGTTCTCATTGTTTACAGTTATAGTAAAAGTGTTGATTCTTGCTACTTGTTCTGTACCCAAAGTAACTTTGGTATTTTTTCCTAAATTTAGATTACATGCAACCATGTTTGGTAATCCCCCTTATAAAATTTAGCTATAATAAGCTATTCTAAAAATTAAACTAAAAAAGTTTATTGGTACACCGACTCCACCTTCTATGATTTCGATTTCACCAATCTCTGTACAGGATTGATAGGTATTATCGGTTGACAATAGGAAATCTTCAACATCATCCAATAGCTTGTAAATATCATCAGAATTTCCCATATCGCTTGTATCTGTATATCCATAGACCATATAATTCAGCCACCTTGCAGTATTCCTACCATCTGAATCTTCATCAGGTTCATCACCTGTCAAAGCAAATGCCAAAGCAGGTTTTACTTCAAAGTCATTGAACTTATGCAATCCACGTCTTATATCAGCAGGTGTCAAATTATATCCACGTCCTGCATCAATCTTTTTGAAATCTTGCTCTAATTGGTTAGAAATATCTAATCTACTTGTCATTTCATCTTCCTTTAGTCTTTCTCACTTTTTATAATCTCTTTCTCAATTATAGTTTCAATCTGACTCATATTATCTCTGAAAGCAGGTTCTAAATAAGGTCTTGCAGGTATTCTTACAGACTTCTTTGCAAACCATCTACCGTCTACTTGGAACCTTAGAAATTCAGAATTTCTTGGAACAATCACACCACCTAATTCATGTATCCTTGAATAGACAAGATTTGAGTAGAGTATACCTGTCAAATCATCTCCTGCTCTGCCTTCTACAGTACTTTGAATTGACCTTCTCAAAGTACCTGTTCTTGTCTTAAGTCCTGATTTATCAAAGTTGACTTTTGCTTTTGCTTCAGCATATTTGACTGCAAGGTATAATCCCCTGTACAATCGTTTCTTGAACTTATCAGGAAATCTTCTAAGAAATCGTTTACTATCTTCTGATAGCTTGAATGTTACTTGTATATCAGCCATTATATATTCGCATTTATCCTATATTGATTTAGTGTTATAATAGTCTGTGGCATAAAGTTGAAATCAACAAAAGATACTGAACCATCTCCCAAAGTCTTGACAGACTCATCAATTTCTTTTCTGTGTCTATATTTTCTTGCCACTTCTTCAATACAAGCTTGCTTCAGGTCAGTTTGAATAGCCGAATACCCTGCATTGTACACAAGCTTGATGCTTTGTGGACTTTTGCTAAATACACCATTGTAATAAATGTATCTATCATCAACTACTCTGTAATCAGACGAATCAATCAAAGT